CCCTGCACTGCGTTGAACAGTGCGGAGAGGATCGTTGCGTCCAGGCTGATCTGGCTGAAGTCCTGATTGAGCTTGTAGAGGGTTTCGCCGGAAGCGTTCACGAACTCAGCCATCCAGACCAGACACTGGCTGTAGGCCTCACTGACGTTGCTCACCACCAGCGAAAGAACACTGTGTTCCGCGGCGCTGTCGTTGTCGGCCTGGGTTGCGGTCTTCACCGCGCTGCCCCGCTCAATCAGCCGGGCGCCGAGGGACACCATGTCCTCTTTCTTGCTGTCCATGGCCTCTTTGGCCACTGTGTTCGGCTGAGCCTGCCAGACGCCACACGATCCATTGACAGGAAGTAGCCAGGGCGCGCGGGAGCCGAGAAATATCCCCTGCTTCTCCATGTGGTCACGCCACTGTTCATCAAGCCCCGCCATCCACGGTTGAGGCTGGCCCACCAGGTAGGCCGCCTCTTCGTAGTCCGCACTGTTGCGGTAATGACCAATGTTGACTTCGGCCATGTCGTACAGTGGCGAGTCGTCGACGCTGGTGTCGTTGTTCTCGCTGCCGAGGAACTGGAACGGGATAACCCGCCAAGGCTGGCCGAGACCATTCAGTGGGGTGAAGGGCGCAATGATCATTGCTGTCTGGCTGGAGCCCTCTTCCCACACTTCCTGCGAGTAGACACCGGCGGCATCCAGGCGCAGCACTCGAAACTGCACAACCTGCTCACTGCCAAACCCGTCATCGGTATCAACATCAACCGTCTCGCGCAGCACGACCAGGCTCAGCAGATGCTGACCGCCGACTTGGCGAGTTTTCCAGTTGATGATCGCCTCGGCCGGGTAGCTGGCAATGTTCGCCCGGGCTCGTCCGGCTTGTTCGTCTGCCTTGCTCACGGAGCCGGCCACAACAGCTGCGTAATCCACCAGCAGCCCATGACGGCCGACTTCGAGCAGATGCCCGATCACCGACTGCGATTGCTGGTAAATGCTCACGCCCTGCCCATCGATGTCCTTCGACACGTAGTCGAGCGAGCCCGGAACAGTCAGCGTTGGCCAGGTGCGAAACACCGCCCCCACCAGACTGTGTTTCGTCCGGCCGGTGGCGTTGTAGAACACGGCGCGCTTCTTGTACGCGTCGTAGCGAGCCTTGTTGTCGCTGCTTTCGTCCGATGCGTTCGGTCGCGGCAGGTACTGATCACCGGCAGCCTTGATGGTTTCAGAGCCCTTGCAGACGTCACGTACCAAGCGCCAGCGGTATTGCGCCGCCTTGTACTCGGGACGGGTGAAAGTGACGTCCGTCATCGGGCGACTCCCATTTTCATTGAGGTGACCGGTTTAACGATCGGGTACTCGCGGTGGATGAAGTAACCGCCGCCGTCGTTGGCGTGGTCGTTGCCTTGGCTCTTGTCCGGCTCGCCGTTTGGTGCCCATATCTGCTGTTCGAGGCCATCGGCGTATGTTGGGCATGTGAACGGGTTGACCAGGTAGCGCCGCTCGTTCTGTGCATTGCAGAACATGGCGTTCATGGCGTTGATCCGGTCCTTCACGGGCGGGTTGGCCGCCGGCGCGATGACCGTGAAGCCCGCCTGCTTGAGCATGGCGATATCGGTGACGCTGGCATTGACCGACTTGCGCGAATCACCGGAAGCGTCCGGGTAGATCCGGATCTCGCAGGTCTTCTCGAAGTCATTGCCGTTGTGGCGCCAGTAGCGCTCCTTGATACGGCGGATCATGTCAGGCGTGTCGTAGCCATCCATCAGCTCATCCACCGCACGCGGCAGCCCCTGGTCGCGCTTGACGTGGGTCACTGCCGCCATCTTGCCGACGTTGAAGTCCATGCCGATGAACAGCGGCTCACCCGGTTGCACGGTGTCGAAGCACTGGTTCAGCTTGCGGTCGTATGCGTGGTAGATCGATCCCGACGTCAGGTTGACGAACTGGCCATTCAGGTAGGCGCGAATCAGCTGCTCGGGGTACGACTCCATCAATGATGGGATGTAGTCGTCTGGTAGGTTGAGCTCGTTGTCGAACGTGCTGGCCTGCACCAAGCCGTACATCTCGTTCAGCTTCGGCTTGTCGCGCAGCTGCTTCACGAACTGCAAGAAGACGAACTTGAAGCCTTCCGGCGTCGTGGTTACGTCAACGCCGTTCTTCAGCCCCGGCAAGTTGTAGCGCATCCGGGCAATTATCTTGCGCCAGGCTTGCTGAGCCTTGATCGACGTCAGCACGTCCAGCTCATCCACCAGGGCATGGCCGATCTTGAAACCGACAATCGTCTGCGGCTTCTCCATCGACCGGCAAATCACAGTGCCGCGATACTGCCGGCCGCTGTAGATGTGAACCTCATGGTTCGCTTGGTTGATCTTGGTCTTCAGCCCCCAGTCATGGGCCACCTCTTCCACTGTCGGATAGAAGATGTCCCGGATCTGCGGGTAAGTCGGGGCGAAGTAGCCAGCGTTGACGCTGGGCCATTCCATGAAGTGCTTGCACAGCGCCGAGCATCCCACCCAGGTCTTTCCTGAGCCGAACCCTGCAACGAATGCGCGGAACTTGTGAGGCAGCGTGAGGAAGTGAGCCTGCGGAACGTTAAGGCTCGGCATTCGGCTTCCTCGCATCCACTACATCGACCTGAATGCGTGTCGGGATGGCCGGCTCGTCGTCAGGCTCGTCCTTCCGGTTGCGGTTGACGTAGATGTCACCGACTTCCTTCGCGGCCTGCTCCAGCACCTGCATGGCCAAGGCGATGTTCTTCATGCCTTCGGCTTTCTCGACAAACCGGCCCAAGGCGCGGAGCCGGAACGCACGGTTGGCGATCGGGATCTCGGCGGTCTCTTCGCGGAAACGGCTGCGGGTGTCGTGGAACAGAGTTTGCCACTTCACAGCCAGGCCCTTGCCTGACGTCTTGGTTGGGTCGTGCGTTTCGACTTGCTGACGGCTCAGCACGACGCCGAATTCGTTCTTGACGGACTCGACCACCTGAGAGGGTGTGTCAAAGCACGCCAGAGCCTGAACGATGAAGCTCTTCACCTCATTTTTCAGGACTGCCATAAGTTCTCATCCGTCCAGAGCCTGTCCAGAATCAGGCCGACTTGAGCAGACAGGTTCCGCAGGCCCTCGATATGTTCAATTTCCCCACCTCAGCAGGACTGTTTGCAGCATCCACCAACGCTTGAACGTCAGGGCTTGCACCGTAGCGACGGACCACACCGACGAACTCCTCGACGTCGTGGCCCTGGAGCTTGATCTTCGGTGCGCCTTCTTGGGTGAATGCTGGTTGACCGTACTTGTCGGTCGCGTGAGCCAGGTGATACAGCTCGTGTTCGATCAGTGCGCAGAACTCAAGCTCACTGCACTGGGCGCAGTAATCGGCTGCCAAGGTGATGATGAAAGCCGGCACATCGCCGAACCAATCACGCATCTGTTGTTCCATCCGGGCTTTCTGCCAGCCACCGGCGCGGAACGCTACTTGCTCGGCCTGGCCCAGGACTGTTCTGCCCTGCTTCTCGAAGCTCGACGATGCCCACATAACCCGGATGTCTGCATCCAGTAGGTGGGCATGGTCTTCGTTGTGAATGCTGCCGGTGCCGGCAAGGATCTCCGCTTGGAGCCAGTCCCACACCTCTGGCGCTGGTGTCAGCTGCATACCGAAGTCGGCCAGGTCTGACAGCTCAAGTATCGGCGCCGAAGGAATTGGTCTGTCCATTCATGCTCCCGTGTTACCGAGTTGCTATTACTCCCAACGCTAATTGAGAATGATCGATTTGATTGAGGGGAAGGACATGGAAAGCCAACAACGACCGGCAAAAAGTGCATTTTGGTCAAACGTCAAGAAGCTCGCATTGGTGGTGCCTATCGCAGCACTGGTTGGCGCTGGAGGGTCTCAACTGCTATTAGGCGGCATTGATTATGGTGAGCTCAGAAGCTCACTTAAAACAGCAAACAGCAGAAGTGCGACACTCGAAAAATCCAACGACGAATTCCGTCGAGCAAACGAAGAATGGCGCAACGCCTATACGAAACTGAACTCCGATCTTTCGGCCGCAAATGCAAGAGTGATCAATATGCAGAACGATCAATGCGAATCGATTCGGAGCGATATTTCCGATCTGCAATACAAGATCGAAAATGCCTATGGATATGGTGACACCGAGGAGAAGCGCACAAATCTCCAAATAATCATGAAGCAGCACCAAGAATCCTTGCGCGCTTGCTTCGCGTCTAGGAGGTAAGCCCTGCCATCCGCGCTGTCTCGCTATGTGCCTGACCGTGCAGCAACGCAACGACCAAACAACCCTGCGGCATTCCGTCTGCCTTGGCGTCACCGATAGCCTTGCGCAGGCTCTCGTCCATTTCGTTGATCGCTTTCACAATCGCCGGGCTCAGTGGCAATGCGTGATGCAGGCGGGTGACGTTGGTCATGCTCACTCCAATGTCGCGACACAATTTGCTGATTCGCGAAACGTGTCGCGGACTACTTGATGTTCTGGGCGGTCGAATATGCCGCCTCACACGCAAAACCAGCTATTCGGCTTCGATCAAGCGCTGCTGCCAGGCTTCCCGCTCTTTCGTCAGCGCTTCTACGCAGGTCGGCGAGCAGAACGGTAAGGTCGGCTCTTGCCTTGCCTCCGCTGGCAACCTCGGCAGTACAGGACTTTCGCTTGTCGATGAGGTCGGTGATTTGCTGCTGCAGGCTGCGAGCCCGGCTATCAGCAATAGCAACGGCAGCCGTAACGTGTTCAGTCTTGGCTTTCGCATCGTCGGAGACTCGGTTGATGTCATCAGTGATTTGTCGTTGCAGGCGCAGTGTGTTGCCGAGGGAAGTCACCCGAGCATTGGCGGTGTCGCGCTCGGCCACTACGAGTGCGCGATCAGCCTTCACGCTATCCAGTCGCCACGAGAGGTAGCCGATGGATACCAGCGCAGCGAGGACGACCCACACCCACGTCGGGACCATCCGAAGAAGAGTCACGGTGTCTTTCTCTCTGCTACCTTACCGATCTTGTTGCAGGTCATGCAGTGCTCACAGTTTAGCGTTCGGCAGAGCCACGCTTTCACCGGCTGCCAGTATGTGACCATGAAG